ACTCAAAGTTATGTTGATCCTAGAATAGGATATAATTTTACAAAATATGATCCTATCAATGGCGGAGGGCAATCCACGGCATCTAATATTGTAGATTTTACAAATAGCTCTACAGGACTAACAGATGATGGTGTCGTGCTTGATCCTACATATGCATGGACATTTAATAATGGACAAACTAGTACATTATCTGATCCTCCAAACCAGACATTTACTACCTCTCAATCATATGATGTAGAATTAATAACACAAAATATTAATAGTTATGCTGGTGGTACCGATGACACAGAATTAAAATCAAATTATATAACAATAAATGCTACTCCGCCAACCCCACCTGGATTAACAGGTTTAACAATAGCAGTTCCTCTTAGCGGCGCCCTGTATGCGGCTGATGCCGCAATTTGTGCAGACACAGATGACAATACCTTGTTGAGTTCTGCACCAACTGGCGGTACTCATGTTAATATACAGATAATAAATAGCATGACGTCAGATGAATTAAGTGATTGGGCAAACGAATTCCCGTCAAATGGAGCATATTCTGGTACACTGAAAGCGCATGTAAATGAATCGGTGGATGGGTCGCCTGATGGTATGGTAGTGTTTACAGGTGCAGATAAAATCGATAGATGGGATAGTGCCGGAAATATTGATGCTGGGGGTTTGTTAGAAGTTACACAAGAACGTGATGCAAATGCTGGTGATGCGGCTACATATCCAGATAATTTTTATAAGCAATTTAAAGCAAAAGTTTACCTAACTGGTCTATCTCCGGGATATAATACAGTCCAATTAAAACATGAAGATACTACTGTATCTACTCAATCACAATGGGTATATGATGATGTAACTGCCCTTCCCGTTATTGCATCGTTTGGTACAGTAACAGAAGGAACTGGTTCTTATAGATATATGTCTGGTATTAAATTTTATCATACAGGATCGACATTAACAGTTACAGGATTACAAATAAATGATTTAACAGGACAAACATATAACGATACAAACACTCCGTTAATCATGGCTCAAACTGATTTCATTTACCCAACTGGCTATACTTATACTCAGTTAGGAGTAGGTGCAATTCCTTCTAAAAATTTATCTCCTACTGTATCTGCCTTAACAGTACCTATTGTTGATGTTGGGCCCCTTCTCGGCGCCGTCGACGGAAAACTAAAAGCACTTGCCTATAATGTAAATGGTTGGAGTGCTACTCTAGTAGATACAACAAACATAATGTATTGGTTATCAACATCAATTGAATTTGATGAAACATCTTTTATTAATAATATGGAAGCTGGAGCAGTATCTGGATCAGATACTGATTGTAAAAGAATAGATTTTGCCTGGACTGGAACTGATTATGCATATCCCAAATATTTTACGTCTGGAACTTATTATACTGGAAGTGATATCTATACTAGCAATCAATGGAATAAAACCACTGCAACCGTAAGTGGAACAAATGAAGCGGCTTGTTATTTAGATAAAATACGATGGGATAGAACAGATTTTTCAACAGGATATTTACCTGTAGGACCTGATTTAAGTACAGGCAGATGGACAACCGATCCACAATTCTTTACTTTTGCATTTAAGCGAAATAGTATAACAAATTTCTCTATCAAATTAACAGGAAAAGTATCGTCTTTATGGGTAGCAATGCCTGGGGCTTGGAAAAACTTCTCTGGTAATCCTGTCTATTTGGATGAAACAAGTGGTTCTAATGGATGGTTTGATACATTAACAAATGGAGCAGGCGTACCATTTCCCGGAGTAAATACTAGCGGGGGAATAAGCGGTAATGGTAGTGATACTTGTAGGGCAACCAATTTTACCAGCAACATTGTTGCTGATACTGCTGGCACAGATATAGGAACTAATGTAACATTTTATCAATTTAATACACAAACAGGTAATTGGACAATATTAGTTAGAGTAGGATTAGCAGATAGTAGTAATTATGTTGATACAATATCAATAGAAGATTCACAGGATTATTCGTAGGAAAGTATAAATTATGCCAGATTTTAATTTAAATGATGTTATAACTGATAGGATAGATAAGAAAGTTAACTATGGTATGGCAAGGACTGACTATAGTCCTCCTGTTGCACCTACTAGTGAATCTCGATTAAGTCTTATTCCTAATCCAACTCATAATTTATGGATTAATAGCGATAATATTCCCGGAACTGCGCCAACAACAAATACAGCCGATGTCGGTGTATACAAATATAAATCTGGTGAAACTCTTGGATCAGGTGTTGGTGATATTCACGGTGTTATAGAAATGACCCGCGACACCGGTGTACCTAACCAACGTACATGGTTAGCATGTTCTACTGTTGATAATGATGGAACAATACTTAAAGATTGGATTAGATTTACATATGGTGGACAATATTCTGTTCGATTTGGTTTTGCATATGCTGGGTACGGAAATGGTAATATCGACATATCAAGCAAACCTGAATGGGTTGAATTATATCCAGATGCTGGAGGAAAAGAATGGTATTTTGACTACGAAGGTGGTGTCTGGACCATGTTTGGTACACCAGGAACAGGCCAAGGATCACTAGTACCAGATAGTAAACTTACAGATGGCGGCGCCGGAAATTATACATGGTCTGTGTATATGATGAGAGGTTACAGATATATTGGTACTACTGGATTAAAAAATTATGCAAGTGGAGGTAGTTCTGCCCTTGAAATTTTAGATGAATTAACTGTTTTATCTACAGGAGCAACTAAACTTACATTTACAGGATCAGGAGTAATTGCCACAGCACCGGATCCTGATGAAATTTTAGTAACAGTACCCGGCGGCGGTGGCGGTATTAGCATCGGATTGGCAATAGCATTAGGATAAAGTATGGCTGAAACATTTAAATTAAAAACAATAGCAAATGTTGACATTACAATAGCAGACACTATCTATACAACACCTGCGACTACACAAACCATAATATTGGGATTAGCAATGGCTAATAAAAGTTCTAATGTTGTAAAAGTAACACTAACTTTGGAAAGTGATACAATAGATACTACAGAAACAAACGTAGATATAACATTATTACATGAAATATCTATACCGCAGAATGCAACATTAGAAGTATTATCGGGACAAAAACTGGCATTGCAGACAACTGATGTTTTAAAAATAATATCAGATACAGCAGATGCTGTGGATGTTGCCTTAAGTGTTTTGGAGATAAGTTAATGTATATTGGATCATCTGCAAGAACTGTTAATCCTTCCGAAATTATAGATCAGAAAGAATACACAGTAAGTGATAGTAGCGATATTATTGTTAATACTATAGATTATTATAGATTTTATTGTAATTATACACCGGGTAATGTTTCTTTATTTGTTCAAGGTGTGTTAATTGCATCATCAGCATATGTTGCAGATAACGGTACTGATGTTAGAATAGAAAAATCAACTGTATCATTAACTAGTTCAGACGTAATACAGATAATAGGTTATAATGTACCAACAAGTCAAATGTTAGAAAGATCAGATGTTAGTATAACAGGTGGCAATATCAACGGTGTTGAACAAGTTGGTGCAAAATTTTTTATGAATAAGAATTCATTTGCTGCTGACCTAACAATACCTGAGGACACAAATGCATTTTTTTGCGGGCCGGTAAATTTTACTGGTACTATAAATGTTAATGGAGTGTTAAACATAATATGAGTAAAGTACCATCACTAGTATCTAAATTGCGAGAATTAAACTTTGTGGTTGAAGATGCATTCGGGGGCCTTAACAAATCTGAGGAACAGCACATTATCACCAAGCTATTGTATCCTGCAATTGAGGGGAAAGATATTAATGGTAATGCAATAGTAGGTACTTATACATATGGTGATGTTCATACTGCCACAGGTTTAAAATATTACTACACTGATATAAAAGGAAGTAAACCCATCAAAGATCCCCGTATAGGCGCCCACTTTGGAAGCCAGAGGTATAAGTTTAAGACCATACAACTTCGGGAACAAGAGACTGCAACTCATAATAAAAATGTTTATTCGGTTGATGGTAGAGAATATATAAGAGCAGTTGCTGATGAGGCTGATAGGGTTGTTATAGAAAACAATAACAATGGAAACTATATCGGTTTTCAAGAAGGAAGTATTGGTTATTGGTATTTAGAAATTGTTGGTTATTTTTCAGATTTAAATTTACTTGCACTAACCGAATATGGTGTAAATAGAAATTTTATTTATAAAATAGATGGAGGTTCGAATTCATCAGTGCAGTCGACTTTTGGCCATGTAACAAATGATCAATACAATCTTTTAACTTCTGCTAGGTATGTAGATAGAGATAGTGTTGCTACTATAGTTACTGGCCAAACATTGGGTATTCATACTTTTACAATGAGGTCTAATGCTGCAACTGATGGGATCAGTATATACGGTTGTGAATTAATAGCCCAAGACATAACTTCATCTGCAACTAGATCCCAAATACAAATTCCGACACAAGATGTTGTTACTTATGGTAGAAAAGAAAGTGTAAGTGCCTCTACTCCACATTATGATCCTTTTAATGGGTTTGTTCCTGCGGATTCTTGGTCCGCTATCACCGATTTAGATACTACAACTTCATTGGGTTTAGAGAAGTGGAAATATATATCTGACGGCAACTACTATAGACCTTTTAATGGTGGACGTATTGTTAAATGGGTAGACAGTAATGGTGGAATTAAAACATCTGTTACTATGATGCCACCAAATGCAAAGAGTGTTGCAAATTCAGATGAATTAGCTGATGGAGAAACGATCCAGCCTAATGATTCCAACCAAAGTTTCTATCCCAAGTTTGAGGCTCATACGACATCAGTAAATGACGATTTATTATCTGAAGCCGCCAAGACATTTCATTGGAGAGAGTTTGGAAATGGTTCAGCAAATGCCGGAGCAGGTTCTGCTGATTGGCCAGATGCAAGTATGCTTGATACTACTAATGATAGTATTGCCTATGTGATGGATGATGGACTTACCTCATTTGTTGTAGCAAATGGTATATCAACGGGCAACTCAGATTATAGTCCGGGAGGTCCAAACGAATCAAATGATTATTATCTTTATATTACATTTATAGGTACCGGGTTGTCTATAACATCAACTGTAAACCCTGTAGGAGGCCTTAAAAAAACGATTGTACAAAACCTTCCTTATGGTACTCATGTTTATAAACATTGGTATATGTTAGACGATCATTCAGAGGGAATGATAGATGGAATTGTATTGGGAGATACAATGAGTGATGCCAAAGGGTGTATTAATAAAATAACCTTCCACCAACCCAAAATGCCTCCGATTCCGGAAAAGGCAGTGATCATTGCAGATTATATGCTGATGGCAGATTTTGTTCCTCAAGCAAATCAATCAGGGACACAATATATAAGTAAAGGTGTCCGGAGACAAAATATTTCAAGGGATGTGTTTGTTACGCACGAAAACAACGCCTATATTTATTTCGAACACGTCGTCGACGAACCTGCCGGATTTAAGCTATTTACGTCTGAGTACGAGGATCCCGCCGATCCTCCGCCGTTGTCTACAATTCGAATACCTTCGTTTGGGACTAATTATGTGCATATTGGTTCAGGTGTAAAATTATTTATTGATACAACTGATAACGATTCTAATGCTACAACGGGTGCTAATTATTCTCATTTAACAAGTGATATTACACTTGGAAGTTATAAATTTGGAGCAAATCCTGATGTAATCATAGCCCCAACCTTAGCATTTGATATAGCAACACCAATCCACACATCATCACACTACAAGACATTTGAAACACAATTTCTATATGAATTAGTTGGTGGTGATCGAAACATGGAACAGAATAATTTAGTGGTTACTGCTGACGGCAAAACATGGGATGAGGTTACAAGGGATACGAGTTATATTGGAAACAATTCTTTAAGATGTGGTCTAAATAAAATGATTTCTATCGAAAACATAACGTTGATATGGGATGAGTGGAGGGGTAAATTTTCAATCCTGTCGGTAGTTCAGGCAAACCCAAACAATGTAATAGCTTTTAATAAAGATTTTGCTATTGCAAATGATAGATTTATTTGTTTAAGAAATGGTTTGTATGATATTAGAGTTATTACATGGGCCGGCACCAGCGGCAAGCGATACGCTACAATAAATTTAAATGACAATATTATGGTTGCGGCAAACGCACCCTCCGCCTCATACGATCCCTTACTTACTTCTTATATACAATTATATGTAAGAAATGGAGATAATATAAGAATTGGAGGAGCCATAGGTTATGCTATGGAATGGACTGGAACGGAATTCGGTTACAACACCAGTTTTGTAACTATAACTAGAGTATAGGTAATTAATATGTATATATCACACAAATCAAATATACTTCATCAAGTCCATGAAACAGAATGGCAATGTAGGAGATTATCAAAAGGACTTACGAAGCCTGAGTACTGGGCTTGGTTGGATTCTATAACTTCTGGTGATCCACCTGTAGCTGATTATAGTGGAGAAACAGGATATACTATTGTCAAATGTATTGATGAAAATGTTCAGGCAAGACTTAAACAACTTAATGATTATATAAGTAGCGGTTTCAATATTAAATGGTCTGACACTAAAGTTTCGGCAGTTTTAGGACAGGATAGTAATGGTAATAATATTACCATTGAGACTCATTTCATAGGTGATGATATTGCAAAAGATGCTAGTTTATTAGCAAAAATGTGGGTAAGTGTTAGAGATAACCGTAATCGTTTATTAGCAGAAACAGATTGGATAGTAACACAAGCATTAGAAAAAGAAGAATCTATTTCAGTTCCGTGGAAAACTTATAGAGAATCTTTGAGAAATGTTCCGGAAATAAATAATAATGTAATATTTGAACAAAATATTATATGGCCAGAAAAACCAGAATAAAGGTAAACAAATGCCAGAAATACAACTAGGGGGCCAGCTCCTTATTTCACAAACAGGCACCGATCCGCCCCAATTGGAATCTGCAGTTGTGCTTCCAGCCGAAGCAGCATTACCATCTATTGTACTTACTCCGACTGATACTGCACCAACTGCAACAGAAGGGGCAATATATTATGACTCTACTTCTAATGTCATAAAGGTTCATGATGGGACAAGCTGGGGCGATATTATATCGAGCTCGGCAGGATATTTAACTTCAGAGACAGATCCTGTTTTTTCTGCTCATGATGCATCAAATGTAACTTCAAGT